CTTTTATCCTTTGTCATATTTATAATTTATTCGTCTTCACCTTCTTCATTAGGTTCTTCTTCTTCTTTTTCTATCTCACCATTAATGATTTCTTTTTCTTCATCTGTTTGTTTTAGAACATTGGTTCTAATCCAATTAGCAGAAAAATACTTACCTACATATTGATCAACTTCTTGTAGTAGTGTCATTCTTTCTCTTAATATTTCTGCATCTCTGAGTTCTGAGAAATGATTATCTTCTTGATAATTAAACTTTAAAAATTCTCTTACTTCATGCCATTCAGCCAATGTCATAACACCTTTAAGAACAACTTGTTTTTCAAGTATTGTGAGAAATAACTCTGAGAACTTTGCTCTTAGTCTTGTAATAAACTTTGAAAACTTAATTTCATCTCTTGTTATCTCTGATGCTCTACCAACATTGAACTGTGTTTCTTGTTCTAATCTTGAAATTGGTACATTCAATGCTTCATATAACTTACGTCTAAAGTAATTGACATCATCTAACTCGCCTAGATTTTGTCCACCTGGTAGTGTAGTAATCTCTGTCCCACGGCCACCTTCTCTTCTAGGTAACCAATAATCTTCAAGCATTGTAAGAAATTTTCTATCATCTCTTACTTCACCTGTGTTAGCATCATATACTAATTTATTCTTGTGCTTTACCATCATATCTCGTAGATACTGTTCAGCTTTTTGCTTTGGTAAGTTACCAACATCAATGTAGAATATTCTTCTTTCAGGTGCCCTTGCAAGTCTGTAGATAACTGTTGCATCTTCTAGCATTCTCAACTGATTGAGAGGTTTGATTGCTTTATGTAAATGTCCTAATATGTTATAGTTTTTATTATCTAAAACACCACTGTGACAATATGCTATAGCATCTGGTGCTATCATTATTCCTTGAGATGATGTGTTAGAGCCTTTTGATTGATAAAGATAAAACTCTTCATGTTTCTTTTCAAGTCCATCTTTGCCTAAAGTAGAAGAATTTTGATTTCTTTTTACAGCTTTTTTTACTTTTTTAATTTTTCTAGGATCAATATATCTTAGTTCTTTTATACCTTCACTTGCGTTTTTTAAATCGATTACTATATGATAATATATCTTACCATCAACATACCAATTACGAAATACATCGTAACCTCTAGTATTCATTTTAAGAAGTCTTAGAATATAATCGAACTCTGTTCTTATTATATTTTTTATATTGGGTGATAATTTTGTATCATCTAAATCAACATCGACTGGCATCTGATTATTATCAACAATAATAGCTTCATTACATACATCGTCAATGGCTTTTTCTGCTTCTGGTTGCAGAGCCATTTCTCTATACTTTGTAATTAACTGAGACTCATTTTTTATGTTGTTATCTAAATCAACAGTAGTACCGAAAGCACCACCTTCGCTAACAGCTACAGCGCCATCATCTAATGAAGGTGGTACAAATGATTGTAATGGTTCTTTATTATCGGGCCTACCTAAACGAAATCCGAATAGTTCTACTGCTTCCCGCAGAAAACCTTTTCTTTCTTCTGCCATATTATATCCTTTACGTGTGTCTTATACTATTTATGACTCACGAAATCAATTAAACTCCGCCAGCGTTACCTGTAGTACCACCCGAAATTTGCCAATAGTCATATTGAAATGTCACTGTATATTCTTGTATTGTTTCTGCGTCCCAAGCTAAGTCGATTGTGCCAACTTCTGAAGGATATAATCCAACAAAATCATACACTCTTAGAATGTCTCCTGTTTTAGAAAACTGTGTCACTTGTGCTGAAGCTTTATACAATGAAGGTGAAGAACCACCAGTCGCTCTCAAGTTACCTTGAATGCTATTGATTGAATGATTCCATTGTTCCATTGCATTTCTTATGCTCATATCTTCATCATTTATAATAGTAGGACTCCACTCTGCATAAGTTCTGTTTCCAGCAATCTTAACTTGTCTTCCAAAATAAGGCACTTCAATTGTTCCTAACGTGGCCGCTGGCACTTGTGCGCCTTTAGTCATGAAAGGAACTATCGAGTCTGCGATTCCATTAGCTGGATTAGTTATATTCACTTGAAAAAGTGAACTTCTCGCACCACCGCCTTTTAGGGCACCAGAAAATTCGTTTACATTAAAAGCCATATTTTCTCTCCTGTCCCTTTATTTATGTTGCTTTACCGACTATTTCAGAAAATTCTACACCAGAACGTACTGCTACAAAATTTAGCTGAATGAAGTTGACTGAACGTGCTGGTTTGACATAGATGTCGCCAACAAATTCATTTCTATCGATTACTTCACCAGTGTTATTTGTACCATCACATACTACTGCGAAATCTGTAATACCTCTACGCCCTTGAACATCTCGTAAGAAAGGTTCTACTAAGTTCTTGAACTGTGATCGTGTAAATGCATCATTGAACTCAAACAATGTAAACTTGGCCGCAGTTGCGATAGCTTTTTCTAGTACGATAAACAGTCTTCGTACATTAATTCTATCAAAAGCACTAGGCTGTGCTAACATTGTTTTATCACCGAATAGCACAGTGCCTTGTCCAGGAAATGTTACTATTGGGTTGATACCTTTTTTATACAATTCATTTCTATCTGCTTTGTTAGGATTAAAAGCTAACTTTACAGCATTCTTAACATTACCTCTGTTATATCCAGCGGGTGAGAACCAAGGATCTCTTGTTAAGTCAGATTGAACCATAAGTCCTGCAGTGTCTCCGTTTAAAGGTACATATCTGAATATATCATTGTACTTATCAAACATGTATTTCCAACCAGAGTCCATTACTGCATATGAAGAACTTGGTAGTCCATCTCTAAATGCTATGATGTCTTGTCTCTGTTTACCTTCATAAGAGTCATTGTTTACAACATCTGCTCTTTCTGGTGATACTACAACAACACAGTCTTTTCTATGTTCTGCTATATTATTAACAATATGAGTGGCTCTAGTTGTATCAGCAGAACTACCCAAAAGTAAAGAAATATCAACATCTTCAGTTGATTTAAATCTATCTATACCAGTGTTGTAAGCTGAAGCTCCAGGTTTATTACCATCTTTACCTAATGTAAAGCTGTTAGTAACTGGTTTTGCTGATCCTGAATATTGTGTACCAGAACCTGCTGTACCATCGTTACTTTCCATTGCTCTTTTACCAGAATTTGTTAGATTGCTGTTATGTGCGCCCCACCAAACCCAAGCTGATTGTTGATTCATTTTATCTTTGTAGAAATTATTTCCACCTTGTTCATCTTTCGCATCACTAGCTACTGATATATTATCATATGCTTCTAAGACACTATCTCTTTGGCCAGTAATTTCACCATCTTCATCAACAACTGCAACATGTATCGCATCTCCTGTAGAGTTTACGTTATTAGCATAAGCTGTTGTTGTTGGTGCTTGATTGAAAGTATTGAAATATTCCCATCTTCTTGTAATTGCACTATTACTTCTGGTGAGTGTGTCACCTGTGTAATTACTATCTAGTGTGATGTTGTTACCAGATATTGCTGTGATTTTTCTCTGTTCGTTATTTGTACCCAATAGCAATATATCTCCAACTGTAAAATCAGTTGTTAATGTAATTGAGTCTTGGTTGAATACAAGAGTTTTTGAGTTTTGAGCGATAGTATATGTCACAGTATGTAAAGTGCTTGTGCTTTCGAAAGCGGCCTTAGTCTGACATACTGATACTTTTAAACTGTTTCCTAATATTCCAGGGTATTTTGCTACCCAGTCACCACTACTTGAGTTGTGTGAATATGTTTCATTATAATAATCTTCATTTGAAATGTAAGCCGCTTGCGATCCAGTTACTGAATTTATAGCTTGTGTGCTTGCACCAGATGTGGTGTCAACAACTCTGACTACAAATAATGAGTTACCATATGATAAAAAGTTTGCCGCAGTAAAGAAGTCATCTGCTGTATTTGCGTTAGGCTTATAAAAATTAGAGACTAGTCTATCTTCTGAATCGACTAATACCCTCTCGTCACTTGGACCCCAACGAAAATGTCCAGCAATAGCTCCTGTGGTTGTTGATACTGCAGGCACAACAGTAGTAAGATCGACTTCGCTTACGTTTACTCCAGGTGATACTTGAAATGCCATTGTTTATCTCCTTCTAAGAATAACAAGATTTAAACTATTGAATTATTCAATATTTATAAAAAAGACTATTTGTATATAAACCAATTCTCTTTATTACGAGTATTGATATACTCGTTTAGATCTTCTTGTGTCTCAATAACGCCCTCTTCTGGACGGCCGTCATCAATAATAGCAAAAGGAAGTGCTTGATCATCTAACATTCTAAGCTTTTCATCATATATTCTTTGTCTTATATCAGTATTCGTAATATCTCTAAAATATGTTTGTTTTGCTAACCAAGAGAATAAAACACAGCACATAACTAAGTCATCATGAGAACCTTCTTCAGCTTCATAACTTCCATTTCTACTTATAAAACTTGACAATTCAACAATTGTATCATAGTCTTGTATGATAAATTTATCTTGTTCAATTAAGTCTTTTAAATTAGAACAACCTATTCTTTTTACTTGTTTTGTTGTTCTGATTCCCATAGAAGATCCACCAGAAAATCCACCACTAATTTGTTGTCCTGCTCTACCTTTTACGGCAGTTGCCAGTATATTTTCATATTCTAAATCTTGATGTAATATATCAGCTACTTGCTGTCCAATATCATTTATTTCTATAAGAGCATATGCTTCATTATAATATTTTGCTACGTTGTATATAATAGTTGGATATAATAATGGTGATATATCTTTACTTCTGTACTTAGCTACCATTTTATAAGGCATTTCTGTTATATCAACTACAACAAAAGCAGAGTAATCTAAACCAACACCTCTCGACACATCAACAGACATTGTGTATATATGATTATCTTTAGGTTCTTCATATATCTCAACATCTTGCCACACTTTAAATGGTTTAGTAAAAGCTAAATTTCTGAGTTTAGTAGGGTGTATGAGTGTACCAGCAGATCCTAAAAATTCACATTCAAATTCTTGTCTAAACTGTTCTTCAGAAGTATTAGCAATCGTTTCTTCTTTCCATTTTGTATTTCTTCCTGGAATCTGACTCCAATGAACTTCTATAGGCATATATTGACTGTTCTTCTCTTCAGCATCAGTCCACATTTTGTAAAAATGATTCATACCATTTGGCGTAGATACGATTATAATCTTTGTTGATTCACCTGAAGATATAGTAGGATAAACTGAATTAAAAAATTCTTCTGCTAAGTTATTAGCAACAAAAGCAAATTCATCTAAGAATAAAAGATTGTAAGAACCACCACGAATAGCAGAAGATGATGTGGCGGCCGCTACAACTTTAGAATCGTTTTCTAATTCTATGTTACCTTTATTCCAAGTAACTATACCTTGTTGTAACCAAGACGGGAGATATTCATACGCAAATTGTATTTTACCTAGTAAATCTCTTGCAAGAGAGCCTTTGTTTGCTAGAATAGCAATATTTAAGCTATCATTAAATAATATTAACCAAAGTATATAAGCTGTAACTGTAGTTGATTTACCTGATTGTCTAGGTAGTTTACATATGCTAAAACGATTATCATCAAATGCTTTAACCATATCTTCTTGAAAATCATACATATTGAACGGAACTAGTCCTTTATCAACATTGATAATTTTTATATATTTTTTAGCAAAGTAAATCGGATCTTTAGAACATTTTACATATTCTTGTACTTCTTCTCTAGTAAACTGAACATGAACTTGTTTTGCTTTTAGATTTGGATTACCTAAATATGTTTGACTAACCATTATCTTACTGGATCTTTTTCTAACAAGATCTCTCTATTTTTTAGGTGTTGCTCTTGTATATCATCTTTTGATTGTCCGTGATAAGCTACTGCATGATGCTCGTCAATCATCTTTTGATTTATATTATGTTCTCTTGCATACCACAATTCACCTAGTATTCTACCAAACTTACCTTTTGCATCATATGTCTTTGTTCGTAGTGTGACATCACCAGCTGTTACCCACTTTTCTAAAAAAGCTTTAGCTTTTAATCCGAACACTTTTTCTGTAGCATCACTTGTTCTTGACTCTGGTGTATCTATACCATGTAGTCGTACTCTTTCTTTGTGTATCCAAACACCAAAGCCTAAGTCGATGTCTACATCTACTGTATCACCATCGATCACTTTTACTATCTTTACATCATATTCATACATCATCATCCCTTCCAGATATCATTTTTTGCAACTCAGCAGTGCTACCAATAAACAAAGCGTTTGTAACATTTTTAGGGTTATCTTTTTTATCTTCTCTTTTTAAATCTTTTACTTTCTTTTGTATATCAAGTAAATCTTTATTAGCATCTACGAGTGTCTTTGTTAATTGAGATACAACTTCGAATGCTCTAGGATGTTCACTTGCTTTCGCTAAGTCAATTAAATTATCTAAAGCATCAGTACCCTTTTCGATAACACCATACAAGTTTTCTCTTGCATACTTGTAGTCGTTATCTACTTCGTCAGGCACATCAACTTTCTTATTTTCTTTTTCTACTTCCACTAAATCTGTCCCCACTTCGAAAACTTTGTTTAGTCCATCTGTCACATTATTTTTCATTAGTTAAAAAAATCTTCCCTATCAAAAGCAAACCCAAAGTTAGAGTTTGCACTTATTTGTGAAATAGGCACACTTGCTGTACTATTTGCTGTAGGTTGTCCGTTTGCAAGTAAACCTGGTGTTAATGTCAATGTTTGTAGTTTAGTATCACTTGATCTTATAACCACATTACTTGTGGCTGTATTTGCTTGAGGATTAAATGTATTAACAAGTGTTCTGCGTATAATTCCCTTGTTTGTTACTGGGCCGAATAAGTATCCTTTTATCTTAAATGTAAATGTATATATTATTGCTCTACGTGTATCAAAATCACCATCATAAGTATCTTCTATTGTCATACCTGTATATATTGTTGGTATATCAACATACGTATCTAATTCAGGTACAATCTTGACACTATTTGTCCATTCTGGGCGAAAGTATGGTAATATCTGCTCTACTACTTGTACTGCATCTTCTTGATTTGCGAACATTGCGTATAGTGTCATATCTAAATCATATGGTGCTGGTGTAAAAGTTTGCCTTAGCGAGTTATTACCGCCACCTATACCTAGTTGTTTGTGCGTTCTATTTAATACTCTCTCTGGTGCGTAATTCATAGATGTTAATTCAAACGATAGTCTGGGTAAAACCATTGCTATCTCTCTTCTACCATCTGGATCTGTTCTGAGTTTTACAAGAAACTTTTCTTT